AGAAAAACAATTTGAAAAATATCTTAATGAAATTTTACCTGGTGAATATAAATTCGTTGGAGATTTTCAATTTATGTTGGGTAGTAAATGTCCAGATTTTCTTAATGTCAATGGAAAGAAAAAATTAATTGAATTATATGGAGATTATTGGCACGAAGGAGAAAACCCACAAAATAGAATAGATTATTTTAAACAATATGGTTTTGATTGTTTAGTAGTTTGGGAAAGAGAATTACAAAATTTAGATACAGTTAAAAATAAAGTATTGAAATTTAATAAATTAAAGAACTTTATCTAACAAAGGAAGAACTGGATGTTTACTAAAAAAATATTTTTCGTTTTGTTCATATCTTTGTTGTACTTCGGGAACACGATCACAGGTTGCTCGACTATAATGTTTTACTTTTACCTTTGTTGTACATGTTAATTCATATCCCAAATTCTTCACCCTACAAAATATATCACTATCTTCAAAATTTGCTATTCCAAAATTTTCATCAATTTTTCCTACTTTATTGAATAACTCTTTTTTAATTGCCCAGAAAAAACCAGATAATCGTGCAAAATAGTCGTCGTCTTCCTTGTTTTTTGTAATTGGAAATACTATTCCGGTTTTTTTATTTTTAAAAACTTCTTCAAAATACTTAAACCAATTTGGTGTTAAAATTTCAATATCATTATCTGAAAATACTAAATATTCTCCATTTGCTAATTTAGCTCCCTGGTTCCAGGCCGCTCCATTTCCATTATTTTTTTCATTTTTTATATAAATATCAGCATCTTTTTTCCATTGTTCTCCATTTTTATTATCAATTATAATAATTTCATAATCTTTAGTATATTTTTTAATACTCTTTAAACATCGGTTTGTTAAATCTACTATGTCTTTGTGGATATTATAAATTGGAATAACAATACTTAACATTTATCTCTCCTTTTAATTCTTCTTAATTTGTGTCTTTTTTTATTTGACTTTTTCTTCTTTTTCATACTATATACTAATTTTGATATTTTTAAAAAATAGTTAATTTGGGGAGATAATTTTTTTACCTCCCCTTATTAGTTATTAAGCATAGAAGTTTCCTTTCTGACATTGACGGCATAATCCATTAACCTGATTTTCGTCTGTATAACGAATTGTGCAGAACGCACTATCGCTACAAGTTGAACAAGTTTCTGTTTTATTAGAAACCTCGTCTATACAGGCAATGGTCTCTGAACATTTTTCACATACTATAATCATAATACCTCCTCTCCTATTTTTTTTAAAAGTTCAATCATCATTAATTGGTTCCCTATTTCACCCCAGAAGTAAAATGTATGGTTATCCAAGTCAAATCTAACTTGACAACCACAATCGTCAGCCAATCTTTGGATTAACATTACGAGAGTGTCTTCTTTCATTTACTAACCTCACAATAAATTCATCGCAAAAGCGTCCTTCTCTAAATGGATATTCAATAATCTTGCCTGATACATTACAAACGAATGTTCCAAATAATCTGACAAAATTATCACAAGATACGCATCTATGTTCGAAGTTTGGCATATCACTCCTCCTTTATTATCCAAATAGTAGTATGACATTCGTCTTTTTCTATTTCGATATCAACTATTATCCGTTTTGGTCGTCTGCACTGCTTACAACAAACAAGAGCATTATGTATTTCTAATAGCGTCATCTTTCCATCATAAATATTTATCATACCCTTAATACTTTTCATCTTTACCTCCCGCAGTTTTGACAAATTCGTTGATGTTTCGTTGTTTTGAGGCAAGACCCGAGGTAGCGGCAACTTTCACAAAATGCGTCCTGTCCTGAATAATCTAAGCAAAAATCCATATCGCAAACAGGGCAAGACGCTTTTAGGTTTTCATATTCGCTCGATTGTCGCTTAGTCATCTGCCTCGCGATAGCCCAGCAAGCGTCATTGACCTTGCTCATCTTCTTCCTCCACATTAAATAAGGTTAGGTTGATAGGTTGATAACCAACACAATTGCGATTGTTTTCTTTGTCCAAAGTACAACTAACGCAATCCCCCCAGCCGTTTACATAGAAACGCTGAGTTGGTCTGAATATCTGGTAAAAGCAGCGTTTCATGGCTTCCTCCTTTCTATGCTTATTTTGACCGGTTAAGGTCTTAACAAAGAACTTCTAATTTATTTAAATCCACAAATAGTTAATATATCTTGAATCCGGTTTCGGTAAATGTGATATCTCTTTGAATGTTCTAATCCTCTTATTCTTATAACTTCTCTTTTTTCTGGATATTTCAAATAATAATCTTTAAGTTTTAAAAATTCATCAACTGTATCATAATATATTTTGCCAATTTTATTTGGATATAATTCTTCACATCCTGGAAATCTCTTACATAAGCTAAATCCTCCACAATTTGCTATAACATAATATCTACTAGATGTATACTTTTCAACTTCCCAAGTATATGAAATATCTAAACATATTTTTGCTGAACCATATATTTTAGGCATTTCTCTATATACTCTCATTCTCTCATCTATCTGTCTTTCGTTAATAATAGTAACTGGTGTTTTTTCTATTATTTGTTTTATTATAGATCCTCTTAAATTCTTTGGATCGTCTGATACTAATCCTATGTAAACTATATCGTTATCGTATTTTTTATCAAATTGTATTTCAGTAACTGGTGTTCCTGCCATTGCTACAAAATAAGGTTCGACCCCTATTTTTTGTTTCCAATATTCTTTTTGAGAATCGTTAGAAACGAACATATAATCAATATAATCTTTCAAATCGATATTTAAGACATTGTCATTTCTATCATCTACATAATCTGCATACCAAAATGCAATTTTACCTTTCATAACTTCTCTTATTTCTTTATAATAATTTTGGTAAAAAACATCTGTTAACCCATATATTAGTAAATCTGGTTGATAATTACGAACTTCATTAATTACCTGTTCTTTATTAAAATATCTTAAATCAATTTCATAATAATCAATGTCTAATTCTTCCATTGCTATTCTTATTCCTTTCCAATGTGTACAATCTGGTTCTGATCTTTGTGCTGCTAATAATGCTATTTTCATTTTTTAATGTAATATAATTTACCTCCATTTACATTCCATTCTCCATCTTTAAATATAGTACCTAAAAATTTAAGATAATCAGATTCATCAACATAACTGGTTTGCCAAATATTTTCAATATCGTCAATTATAATTAAACCTCCTTTAATCAATCTATCTCTAAACCAATCAAATTCTTCCATAACTATATCTTCATAATGTTCTCCATCTAAAAATACTAATCCAAATTTATAATCCATTTTTTTCTCATCATACCAGAATTCTATTGATTCTATTTTATCCATGAAATCTTTACTAGTCATTCTCCAATGACAATGTAATAAATCATTATTGAATGCAAATGTATTTAAAGTCATCATTCCATTTCTATAACATTGTTCATCATAATCAAAAAGTCTTCCTCTAGAATCCATATCTGTCGTTGCTCTATATGGTTTAGTTCCGTAAGGATCTACTGTAAATAACCATCTTTTCTTATTACTTTCTTTTATAGCATCTAATAGTTGTATACCAGAATTTCCTTCTCTAGTACCTATCTCACAAAAAATATAATCTTCATTTATATTTTTAGATATTTCTAATGCTCGTTCTCTAAAATATTCAAGACCTGGAATTTCATTACTACTCTTGATATAATTTTTTTTCATAAAAAAGTGTTTTTAAAATAACATTTGTATCCCATTTATTAAAATGATCTCTTTCCCAATTTTCTGATTTTTTAAAATATTCTGGAAATCCTATTTTTCTTATATCATGATCTATAAATAATTTCATTCCGTGTTTTAATGCCTTATATGCTAATATCCAACAATCACCACTATACCACTTATCCATATCTTCTTCAAATTTTATTTCTTTTAATCTTTTAGAAGGAAACATTGCAAAATTAATTTCGTATCCATTCCAATTTATTTCTTCAAGTCCACTTTTAAGATCTTCTTTTAAATCGAAAGGTTTTAAACAACCTTCTCGATATTCTTTAAATGTAGGTCTCTTACCGCTTGTTCCTCCTGTACAAACTGCTGCATCTTCTTTATAAATCCTATACCAATTCCACATTCTTTTAAATGAATCATCTGGAATCCAAATATAATCTTGTAAAAATACTGTTAACTTTCCAGATACCATATCAATTGCTTCATTGTATGCAGAATTTAGATTCCATACACATCCTTCTCTTGGTGGTTTTGGTTTAAAGCATTTATATCCCATTATCTTTCTATCAAGTTCATCGCCAATAATAACTTCAAAATCTTGAAAAGTTTGTCGTTTAAGATTGTCTTTTAATATATCAATTCCATATTTATTTTTAGTTAGATATATTACACTTATTTTCGACATATTAGAGTATTAAGCTTTTTCACCACATACTTAGCATCTTCTAATGTCATTCTAATATTAATAGGAATATATAAATATTTAGATTCGATCTTATCCATATTTGGGCAATTTGTTTTAAACTTTTTAAATATCGTAAATTCATCATTACGAATATGGGCCATATTCGTCTCAATTCCTGCTTCTTTTAATTCTTTAGCAATCCTATCTCTATCATCTACTAATATACCTGCTAACCAATACGATCCTCCAATAATAACTGGACATTTAAGATTATTTTTATAATATTCACCAATTTTTTTTCTATACTTTAACCATTTATCTGAATTTTTCAATCCACTTATTGCTATACTAGCAGCTACGTCATTCATTTGAAATTTATATCCAGCTTCTTCAATATCCATTGTCATTTCTCTCTGTTTATAAGGTTGCCAATCATTTCTCATTTTAGATTCTCTATCAATCCCAAACCATCTTAATCTTTTAGCTCTTTTATATTGTTTTTTATTTCGAAGAACTAACATTCCACCATCACCAGAAGTAAAATGTTTAATAGCTTGGAATGAATAACAAATATAATCTCCTTGTTTTTCGGGTACTCCTAAACTTTGAGCAGCATCTATTATTATTGGTATTCCAAATCTTTGACTAATTTTAAAAATTTCTTTATCAATTGGTAATCCTCCTAACGTTACTACTACAATAGCTTTTGTTTTTAATCGAATCTTTGCTTTAACACTATTAGGATCTATTGTTAAATCATTTTTTATATCTACAAAAACTGGTATCACTCCTTTTCGTAATAGTGGTATATTAGTGGCTGTACATGTCAATACTGGAACAATCACTTCGTCACCTGGTTTTAATCCCAACAAATGATAAGCAAGTTCTAAAGCTGACGATCCTGAATTTGTAGATAAACAATATTCATAATTAAATTTTTTACCAAATTCTTTTTCTAATTCTTTAGTAACTGGACCTTCTCCAAGCCAACGATTACTCATATCTTCTGGAAAAAGTTCTTTAATTTTATCTTGAATATCTTTACCATCGTAACTTGGCCAGAATAGATTAATAATCTTTTTATTCTTCATATTATTTACGTCTGCAGATAAACGTTTGACCACCTTGATTATTCACTTCATCTCTAAAACTAGAACAATAATTTCGAATTAAGTTAATGAACATATCACTTGGATATCTATAAACGCCGAAAATATCTGAAAATTCATGAGACAATTGTCCTTTTAATTTAATATGAATTTCTTTTCCTGGATCTACTTGTTTAAAGATATTTGCTAATTTTTCTTCCCAACTATCTTTTGGTTCATTAAATTCAATTGCTAATTCATTTTTAAACATTACTTTTAATTGATCATTATTTGGAAATTCTGATGTTTCAGAAACTAAATCTACTTGTTCTTGGATAGGTTCAGCTTGTCTTTCTATAGCACCTTCCTTTACTTTAACAACTTCTGGGTCGTTCATTACTTCTTTTAATGTTTCTTCAAGTTGTTCTTCGGTCGGTGTATCATCTTCTGGAATTGATCCGTCTAGTACTGTAGCAGTAATATCTTCTGAAATAGTTTCTTGCTCTTCTTGTTTTTCATCAATCGCATCTAATTTTTCTTGTACTAGTTGTACTTGTTCTTTTGTTACTTCAGCTTCTAGTGGTTTTTCAACAAAATCAGAACCTTCTTCTATAGCTTCTTGTATTGGAATACTATTTTTTGCTATTGTATTTTTTTCTTCATCTGAAAGTTTTTCACCTCTTTCTAAAGCTTCTTTTTTAGCTTTACAAAATCTTTGATGAACTGCTACATTTTTATATTCACCTCCACAAAATTCACATATCGACATATATTTTAATTTTTAAAAGATTTGAACTTTTATTTTGAATAAAAATCTAAATTCTTTTTAAAATTTATTTTAAACTATAAGCACAGTAGATTAATTGTCGGGTTTGAAAATCTATAATACTTCCTCTTTTTTCAATTAATTTTTTCAATTCTTTTTCTTTATAAATTCTAAGATGTTCTTTTGCATCATCTCCAATATTATTAATTCCATACGGTCCACTCCATTCTGGTGTTGTTAAAAATATAGTTCCATTAAAATTCAAATGTTTTTCTGCTGTTTTCAAAACTTTTTCAGGATTTTCAACATGTTCTATAACTTCACAAAGAAAAATATTATCAAATTTTTCAGTACTTTTAATATCTTCTATTTTTCCTTGAAGATAAATCGAATTTGGTAAATGGTTTCTATTTAAAAAATTATTACAAAAATCAACTGCTTTTCTACTTAAATCTATCCCTACCACCCTTCTTCCCCAATATGCATATCCTAAAGATAAAATTCCATTATTACAACCAAGATCTAATATACTTCCAGATTTCAATAAAGAATGAATCCATTTCGATCTATATAGATATTCCTGTACATTTAATAAATCTCCATCGTTGGGTTTATCAATATCTAAATCTTCATAATGTTTTTCATCAAACCGTATTTTATTTATGGAAAATATGTTTCCAAATTTTATACCCATCATTTTTAAATTTAGAATTTGGAATGATATTAATGATAGCTAAAATTAAATTAGTCCAAAATAATACTTTCAAAAAAGAAAATTCTTTTATATTAAATAACAATAGAACAAATAAAGCTAATAAAATATTAATAATAATTCCAGAGGCGTTGACTATAATATAATCTCTATCTGTAGTTAATTGAATAGGAACTGATTTTGGTCCCGTTAATGTAAAATGTTTAAACGGGTTTAAACTACTTCTACCTTGATTTTTTGCTGTATCATCACCCAAATAACTAGCTACTTCAGAATGTCCTATTTCGTGAACTATTACTGAAATTAGATAAGCAATTATTATTTGAATGATTAAAATAAACATTATAATATTTTAATTAAAGTATCCATCAAATCAATAAAATCTTTGACTTTTTCTAGTTTAATAAATTTCTTATCAGATAATACTTTAATTAATTCAAAAGCTTGTTTTCCTTTATCCTTAGATTGCTCTTGGATATAAACTGGATAACTCTGACGAATTATTTCTGGATAATAATATTCTGTCCAATATCCCCAACAAGTAGGATTGTTAGTTATGCTCTGACTAGCATTTATACCAACACTTACACTATTCGAGTTTGTGTCTTCATAATCGTAAGCGGTTTTACTAATAATATTTAAGGAACTAGAATCAATACTTCTATCAAGTATCGACATTATTTCTTTTTTCTTCATTTTTTTTACTTATTATTTTCTAAATAAGGGAGTTAGACTACCTTACTGAGTTATAAATAAGTTGATTATTTTTTATTAATTATTTCTGTCCAATAAGTATTATGTAAATCTAAAACATTTTTACACTGATTTTTTGATAATTGTATATAATCTAAAATGATAAATTTTGGTTTTATTTCTAACAATCGATGAACCCCATCTAAGATAAAAAAACAATCTTTAATTTTAATCGCTGGCAATCTAACTAAAGCTAAATTCTTACCTAATTTAATTTTTTGGGGTTTCTTAGATAAACAAGAAATCCAAAATGAACTTTTATTTTCACCGTATCTGGGTATGTACATTTTAGTGTCTTTTTCCGCTGAAAAAATTCCAGTTTCAATATTTTTAAATTTTTTTATGACCGCGATAAGTCTAATATTATTTAAGTATTGTAATTTCCAATCCTCCCAATCTAATTTACTAAATTGTATAGAATTTAAAGAAATTAAAGTGTTATTCATATTACTTTTTTAAAAATTCTTGATGCCATTGTTGAGTGACCTGATCCCAATTAAACTTCTTCTTAGCCCAGGGAATCATTTCTTTTCTAATTCTTTCTTGTTTATGAGGATTTCTTAATAAATCTACAACATAGTCTACTATTTCGTTTTGAGCAGCTTCATTACTATAAATATCATTACATTTAATTTTCTTACCAAACTGCACTGTTTCGTCTAATGCTGCTATATTAGTAGTTGCTGGTATTGCTCCACCTGCTTGAGCTTTCATCATAGAAATACATGAGATTTCTGTAAACTGAGTAGGATAAAAATAAATACTAGATTCTAAATATTTTTTAGCAACTTCTTCATGAGTTATTCTTCCTAAATCTTTAACACCATCTTGTTCTTGCATTTCTAATATCTTTTTTCTCCAAGTCATTTGTTGAAAATCTTCTTGATAAACACTCAACCAAGTTTGCCAACCATAACAAATATCAAGAGTTGCTTCTGGAACTTTCTCTTTAATTTTTGAAAATAACTTTAAAACTAATTCTAATCCTCTATCTTGAGCTGCAGTATATAGTAATTTATAAGGATCTCGTTTAGTAATCTGGAATGATTCTTCTTCTCCATTTTTATAACCACATTTATCACAATAATATTTTTCATCCTTAATTTCAATATCTTCATTTTGACAATTTGGACATCTCCAATTGTTAAATTGTTCTGAATTGATTCCATTAGCTGAAATCATAAATTTATCATCTGGAATATCTGGATATAATGTTCTATGCCATTTAGATAACGGAAATATTTTTGTAATATTTTTTAATCTTTGAGGAGTAAATTCATTTTGTAGAATAGTATCATGTAACCAAACATATTTTTGTTTAGCACTAACTTGATGATTATATAATATTGGAGTTCTCCATGATACTATAACATCTCTTTCATCTCTATAATTAAATTCCCAATGTGGTTTCCATAAAACTTTTCCATGTTTTTTTGCTTCATGTCCACAAGAATTATAAACTGTTACATTCCATCCTAAATCAGCTAATCTTGGAGCAAGATTAAGAATCGCTTCTTCAGATCCTCCCATCCCTGTTGTTTTAGCAATTTCAGGATTCCAATTTTCTGAAGTTTCAAAACAATAAATATCTAAATCTTTACCTGAAGATTTAGTTTTAACAAAATGAATATTTCTTAAATAGCAAAGTTTAGGATGTGATTTTAATTTATCTGGAACTGAATCAAGTAACTTCTTAATTTTTTCTTTAGTATTACATTTTTCTATTTTATTACAAATCTTATCAACAATATCTAATTCATTACAGATTTTCTTTATTTCGTTAGCATATTTTATTAATTCCTTATGCTTTGGAAACATTTCTATTAAACCTTTGTGAGATTTTGTTTTTCTAAAAAAGTTTGATTTAGTACCTACTAAAATTCGTAATGCTTCGTGAGGTTGGTTTAATTGATAAAAAGTTTTTGCTAAAAGCATCAAAGGATTAAAATCATAATCTCTTGGATTCCACACTACAGTTTGATTTTCTGGTGGTGTTTTTGTTAATCCTGTAGTTAAAAATTCTTTAGCATGTTTGAATTTTCTAGCATTAAAACAACTTTGAGCAAGCGAATAATAAGAATCAGGATACCAAGGTCTAATTCTAAGAGCTTCTAAAGCACATTCTATAGATCTTTCGTAGTCATTAATTTTAAAGAAAATATTACTAATTCTATTCCAAGCTAAATATATTTCTTCTTCTGATCCTGATTTTTGAACAAATTCAAAAAATGTTTCTATAGATTCTTTAAAATTTCCAATCATATAAGAAGAATTAGCATGGTTCCATAAAATTCTTGGATCTGATTTATTCTCTTTTAAATCCTTCTTAGTAATACGATAATTTCTTTGAATAGCAATATCTACCCTTTGATGGTTCGTTAAATGACAAACTTGAATATCTTTACAGAAATAATTAACTACTTTTCTTTTTTCAATTAAGTCTTCGTGTAATTTTCCTTTCCATTCGTAAGAATTATTATTTCTAATAATTCTTATTTTGTTATGTTTAACAGTACATTCTCCATGTTCGTTAAAATCATAAAGATAAGGAAGAATTATTCCATCAACATTATCATCTGTCTTTTTTATTATATTTTCAATGTACTTTGAACCTTTAACAACATCATCACAATCTAACCACATTATAAAATCATAATCTTTAGGTACTTGAGAAAAATTAAAGTTTCGAGCAGCAGCAAAATCATCACACCATTCAAAATAAGAAATATTTGCTTTTGCTTGTTCTGCGACTAATTTAACTTTTTCTCCTTCAGGATCTCCTTCTTTACATGTAATTGTGATAAAAATATCATCTACTTTATTATGTAATCCTTCAGTACTTAATAATCTATAAAGTACATCAGATTCTTTATCGCTTGATTTGGCTATAATACAAAGTGCTATTTTCATAATGAACTCCTTTTTAATTTATTATGTTTTCTAATTTTCTAGTTAAACTTTCTTCTACTGTTCGCATTTCATCTCTTGTAGTAAATCTACTCCAACCTAATTCTGATAATTCTCCAAGTAAAATATGTATTATTTCATGTTTAGCAGTTGCTTTTATATCGACATTTATATCATCTGCTAAGTCACTATTTAAAGTTACACTAGCACTTTTAGCAGTCAGTGTAGTATTTACTTTTGCAATACAATTATTTGGTTCGTGTTTATTGTGAAAATAATCAATTTGCCAATCGTCTAATTTAAATCTATTAACCCAGTATTCACATTCTTTAACAAATAACTCAAAATCCTTTTTTGTTGTTTTCATATGAACCCTTTTTTAATTATTTACTTTTTTTTAATATTTTTTTTCTAAACTCTGGACTATGTTTAATAGCTCTTGCAACACGCTCAAAATTATCTCTTGCTTCTTGAGATTTAAAGTGTCGTATTGTTCCATTTGACATTTTGAGAGATTTTTTTCCAATTTTCATATTTTTTCTGCAGTACAAAATTCTTTATATCTTTTTGCGAACCAATGAGATTCTTTAGTGTCTGCTGGAAACTGAGGATTTAGAAATCTATTTAAATAGACATATAATCTGGTTGGTAATTTAATAAGAAGTCTAAATCTTTCATCTTCATTAGTTCCGAATTTGTTAAGTTGTAGTGCTCTTAGTTTTTTAATGTATTTTAGATGTTCGAGATATTCTGCATTATATGTAGCACGGTATACTACCATACTATTTTCAATAAACTTCTTTCTTCCTTTCATTGCAATTAATTTTTGAACTTCTTGTTTTTCAATGATTTTTTTTTGAGCAAGTTCTGTTAATTGTTCTGAAAGTTGCTTTGCTGCATCTTTTATGTCTTTAGATATGAATTTCATAATACTAAATTTTCGCTTACTGTCGTTCTACATCCGAGAAACCAGAACGACTAGAATCTCGGACGAGTAAGCAATTAAAAGCTTAATGAGCACTCGCTCAGCAAATACTATCCGATATTGAATCCGTCTTGATAGACGTGACCAAGTTGGTTTCTAACTTCAAGAGTTAATTTACCAACAACTGCTCTCTTATCGTAGTCACCGCTTCGTGCTAAACCTGAATCAATAAACGGTCTTTGCAAATATGCAATTTTAAGTTTATCAGGTCTTAACAATAAAGCTCTACCAGTTGCGTCACCGCTTTGTCTTAGATATCTATGAGTGTGAACGTTTACTGTACCAAAGCTAGTTTCATAAACTGAAGTAGCATTTCTAATTGTTTCTGGAGCAATAGCATATACAGTAGTTTGGTTTTTTGTAGTAAACGTATCCATAACGTCTCTTAAGTATGAACCTAAGAACAAGTCAGTAGCAACATCACCATTACCGTCATCCCAAGAATCTTTCATCATAGCAGCAAGAATTGTAGCTGAGAAAGCTGTTCCAGAAGTCTGTGCTGAATAAGTTTCAGCTCTGGAAATAGCTTCTAGAATTCCACTTAATTTTGGAGTAGTACCAGAAGCACCTGAGGTGATAGTACTACGAACTAAGTCAAATTCAGCAGCGTTACCCCAATCCATAAGAGCTTTCGTAGTTTGACGAGCTAACTCGTTTTCACCAGTATGCTTCTTAATTTGCTGTTGAGATCTTGTAACTGCGAACGGAATAGCAATAATTTGAATAAGGTTTGTCAATCTTGAAGGAGTAGTTCTAGCTAACATTGTATAATCCCCACCTTCTGCTACAGCAGCCGAAGCAGCTGTTCGAAGCGAATCAGTCAACGTCATATGAACCATATCAGACGAAGCTGTCTTTCCTAAATTATTAAGAAAGTAGTTTTCCTTTGCAGTAAGAATTTCAACTAAACCTAAAACATCTTCTTTTCGAGAAACATCACCATATGTTCGCACTTCTTCGTCAGTGGCAAGAATAAACCAATTTAGAATTTTCAACATTTTTGTGATATTGATTAACTCTAATTAGAAAAGATCTTGTTGGTTTTCTAAACCTATTTTTAGTTTTTCTTCAACCAATTTTTGTTTGATTTCGTCAACATCTCTTTTTTTACCGCCGCCTTCGGCGAGTTTTAGTTGTCTAACTAAATCATTAATCTTTTCACTTTTATTAAGAGTTAATCGTGCTTTACTTTGAACTCCTAAGTCTTTTTCTTTATCTTTAACGTCTTTTAGTGATTTACTATCTTCAATCAGTGATTCAAGTTCAGATCCTACAAAAACTTCGCTTAACTCTTTATTTTCCTTAGCAGCAACTGCTCTAATTATATTAAGATAAGGTTCTGCATCAGGATAACTTTTTAAGAATTTAGCATCCGAAAGTTCTTGTTTGATTTTACTGACTTCATCGTCAATAGAAGAAGTTTGTTTCTTAATTTCTTCCACTACATCAACATCGCCTTTTTCTTTCTTATCTGTTTTTTTATCCTTAGAAGAAAGTAATTCCTCGACTTCTTTAGCATCTTCAAGCATTTGATCATGAGCTTTAGCTTTTTCGCGTAATTCCTTGATTTCATCACTAGGAACGCCTACTGCTGTAGCTAAATTTTTATAATGCTTGACAAAGTCCTCTTTATCTTTAAATGATCTACCAGATAAAGTATTGAGTTCTTCGACGGTAAAATTAGACGCTAAATCATCGACTTCTTTCTTTTCTTCTTCTTTCTTTTCTTCCTTTACTTCTTTTTCTTCTTCTTTCAACTTGTCAATAGCTTCTTGGATCTCTTCCTCAACTGCTTGCTCCTCTTTTGTTTTAGGAGTAGTATCCACATTAGACGCAACATCTTTCCCTTCTTCAGAACTAACGTTCTGTTCTGAAGGGTCGGTTGAAGGTTTGTTTTCTTTGTCCATAATTTTATTATGTTCTAAAATACTTAGTTAATCATCTCCATATTCGACCTTTAAATTTAACATGAAGGTTTGATATTATTTAAATCTTTTGATGATATCGTTCGTTTTTTCAATATTATTATCTATAAAGTCACTATAACTGGCAACCCCTAATATATCATCCAACCATTGTTCAATAATTTCTATAGCCATTTTTTTAGCTAATTGCTCTATTGCAATACTATTATAATTTTTTTTATAATTTATATCTCTAACAGTATCTAATTCTTTAATACGTAGAGCTAAACAACAAAGTAAATCTTTAAAATCATCTGATTTTATTAATTCTTTAACTCTTGCTGATTGTTCTACTTTTTTTGTTTCTTCTTGTTCCATAATTATTCTTTTTTATCGGCATTATTTTTAACAGGCTTTACTTTAATAACTTTGAAACCAACATCTGAGCCATCTTCATCTTCTTGTATAGATGACATTCTTACACCAATTAATAATAAATAATTTTTACCCACTTCCCAACTTTTAGCTTCAGGTAAATCCTTAAGCTTCAAATGAAGATTTGGATAATATGGTTTAGATCTTGCTGTATCTAATCCAGATTTTTCTGGTGTAATTTTTTTCATTTTTTCTGCCATAATTTTTTATCCCCTTATTATTAATTATAATGTCGGTGCTAATGCTGCTCCTCTTCCTTCAGCAGTACCAAATTGTGCCATTTGTTCAGTTGCTGAGGTCGGTCCAGTTGGAATACGTCCTGGAGCACCTTTAGCCATAGCAGCAGCAGCTTGTTGTTGTGCTAATTCAGCTACTTGTTCAGGGCTTCGTAAAAATCTTTCAGAACTTAATCCCATTAAGTCAATAATTTCAGCTGTAATTTTATCAGTATCAATATTTATACCTGCAATATTACCATAGCTAACTAACAAATCATTAAGTTGTTTTGCTAATATTACTTTATTAAATGATTCAGATGTAACAAATATTTCTATAGAATCTAATAAATTTTCAGGACTAAATATCTTTTTCTTAACTTCTAGCCATCTATCTCTACCTTGTTTTCGATAAACATTACCTTGTTTTTCTTTAAATTGATCTATTTCTTGACTAGTTGGATAATAACCATTTTTACTATGGAATTTAGCAACTTCATCAGCTACCATACTATCTATAACAGCATTATCAATAATTCTTAATTCTTTTGGATCTCCTGTAATTCTTATAATTTCTTTATCTTTCAAAGTATCAAATAAAGCCGGTACAATTAATTCTTCCATAAACTGACTTATAGCAAATCCTAATTCTTCTTGTTGAAGAGAAAAACCACTCTTCATTCCTTTTTCTTGTAATACAGCTGTAGTAGCTGGCATTGAAGCGGGTAATGATTCTCCTCTTCCTATTTCCCAAGCTCCTGTCATTCTTTGAGCCCATATATAAGCTTGATCTTCATCTTTATATGAAGAAGGCTTCATATCTGATGTTCTTAATTCTCTAATATCTTGATCAATACGAGAAACTTGAATACCATGACTTCCATGTAACTGACTTAACATCTGAGGAGTAATACCAGAACCTTTTCTAATTTGGAATAAACCTAATTGTTTAATTCGGTTTGTATTTAATCTTATATTAAATACTTCGTTAATGTAAGATTGAATATCAAATAAATCTTCACCTATTCCTAATCCTACCCAACGACCATCATACATTTTAGTTCTAAATTCTTGATATGGTCTTTTACCACTTTCATTTTTAGCAATTAATTGAATAAATGGTCCTCCATTGATATTTGAAACAATAATTACACCTTCTATAAGCTGACTATCTTTTCTATCTTTTGTTAAATAATATTCAGGCATTAATCCCCATCTTTCAGTAACCATAACATAAGGGATAGAAGTTGAAATTGGTAAATCAGGAATTCTTTCAATTGATGTTTCTCCGATTAATTTATCTAAATTATTCCATTCTTTATACGACTTAGCTTCATCTAGGGTTAAATAGTTATCTTCAATATTACCCGAAGATTCGGTTAAATAATTAACTGTTGGATCTGTATAAAAATTTAAATTTTCAAGTAATTTAATTCCTACCTTACCATTTATTTTAGTCTTTTTAACTACAGCAACTCCTTCAACTCCAGCTTTTCTTATAATTCTATTTAAAATTTGACCAAATCGCATTTTATCTAAAAATGCTCCTAAAATATAACGAGTTAATATAGCTAAATTATAACCTCCAGGTGTTTTAGCTCTTACTTGAATATCTTTTGTATCAAGATCAATATTCTTAACAGTAGTTTCAACCATATCTCTCGTTAAAGGAATAAATAACTTTTTACGATTAGTTACTGGATCATATTGATTATCATAGATACTAAAATAATTCTTTCTAGCTCTTTTTATTATATTGCGACATTGAAAAGAAATCTTATCTGTAAGATAAACTTCCATTTCTGCCCATTCATTTCTTTCTCTTCGAACGAGCTCTATAGCTTCTTGATCAATTGTTATTTGTTCTATTTCCATTTTATTCTTCCCCTTCACCTAACATTATTAATGGCATTATACTAAATGCTTCTACTGGAAGTTTTTTATATTCCGGTTTTATTTTTATTTCCCACCATTTTACTCCTTGTGGATCTGTAATCTTTTGTATATCAGGATATATCTTTTTAAGATATTTTGGAATTAAATCTTCATTAAGTTTATACACAAAATTTTGAGTATCTACTTTACCTGAAATATCAAATGTTTCTGTAAATCCCATTCCAGATATTTGTTCTCCTAATGTAATACCAGTTCTACTTGTTTTTGCTTTTAAAAATTTACTGAAATCATCAACATTTTTAGTTTCTAAAAGATATGTTCGATAAATTTCTTCTGAATACCAATTATGAAGTTTTTCTAGTGGTGCTGCTTTAAATTTACCATTTTCAAGAACATCAGTAATTATCCATTTTGCATGTTGTCCTCTACCATCAATATATCTATTATTTAATATTACTTTTCCAACTTTAAGATCAGTGGGAATTATATTAATATCTGTTGTAGGAGAAATTTCTAATTTATTAATCTTTTCAAATCCTTTAGAATCAAACCATATAAATTTTTCACCTTCTTCTACTGCTAACCCCTCAATCTTCATCGCTGTTTCTCCTCTTGGAAATTGTAAAGCTTTTTTACCATCTTTAGCTGCTTCTCTAACTTCTTCTTGAACAATTCTCTTATACCAATCATTCTCGTAAGGTTCTAATTTTTTTAATTCTTCTAATCTTTCTGGATTAACATTACGCATATTTCCTAAAGGTCCCATTTCGGTTGTTTCTGTTGCTAATCTTCCTTTCTGAAATAAATCACTTTGAGTTTCTAATATACGTCGAGTATCTCCTGGAATATCTTCAATTCTTGTGTGAGCGAAGTAATTAGGTGCATCTACTTTTTCAAAATGAATACTTCCACCTGAAGTTTCAATAGGACTTTCCCAAACACGTTCAAAATAATTATCTACTTTTCCTTTTAAATCTTTAGGTAAAGATGTACTTTTATATCTAAATTCTTTTTGTACTTCAGAAAGTGATTCATATGGAATACTTTCATTAACATCTCCTTTTCTAAATCCCATAGATTGTTTTTTCAAAGGCAATAACTTTGTCTTTACATTATCTGCAAATTCTTTAATAGCAATTTTACCTTGATTTGGAAATTCTTTTAATGTTTCTAATAATAAATTACTTTCCGCTTTACTTAACCCTTTCTTCTTAGCGGTATACTTCATTGTATCAAGAATAAATTGTTTAGAAGCTTCTGATCTACCAACTAATTTATTTAAAACTTTTGTACTTAAATCTGTAAAACCACCAAATACTTGTTTACTACTCTTTAATACTTGGTCAAAAGTTTGCTTTGATTTTTTTAAAATAAATTCCCATTCAGCAGGAAAATCTTCATCTCGTGAATATATTTTTTTCTTACTTAATTCTGTATAATTTAATTCTTTAAGATCTTTAACTACAGGATCTATTAATTCTTTATGATCATATATAGTAACTTTTCCTCCAGGCAATAAATTATTATCTATATTTTGAACAACTTGTTTTAATTCTTTAATTGGAAGTTCAAACTTTTCACCAGGCATATATAAAAGACCACCTTCTTCAGCTAAATTTCCTAATTGTCTTAAAGTACTACCTATATTTATTTCTTTAGCCGGAGGTAATTGAAATGGTTTAGAAATATCTTGTTGTATATATTTATTAGTATTTTTAGGAAACCATTTTTTAAATTGTTTTTCTAATACATTATCTATAACAGTCCAATCTCCTTTTAAGGGTCCTTCTGCTCCACCAAAATCATATTTAAATATTGTTTTTGCTTTCTGCGCTATCTTTGAAATAATTCCTGTTTCTTTAATTCCTTTAGCAATCAATGGTGCTGCAATTCCTAATGCTTTTATTTCAGGTAATGCGACATCTAATTGAGTTTGAAGAAATCTTTCGCCTGTCATTGGCTCTTGTTGTTGTTTTATTAATCTTTCTTTTTCTTCAGAAGGAATATTTGCTCTTAAAATAGCAGCTGTAGAAAATCCTTTTTGTTCTTTTTGAAAACCTTGATATTGTTTTGTTAAAAAGCTACCAATGGGAGAAATTTTATCTCCTATAGCACCGCGAATAGAAGCTGTAGCTCGTTGAATTAAAGATGGTCCTTGTATTATCTGAGGAGTAGTTTGTGCTGTTTGATCATTATTAAAAGTATTAAATTTAAATCCATTACTCATAAAATTTTTGGATTTTAGTTATATAATCTAAAACTTGAGGAAATTTATTAACATCATAATCACCTTTTTTAAATGCTGTAGGTCCTACATTATATGATCCTAATATATTTTTAATATTTACTGGCGCATTATTCTTTTTCAAAATATCTGGAATAACTTCAAATAAGTATTGAGTTCCATACATTCTATTAACTACTGAATTCATCCAATTCTTATCATAATCATATACTCTTTGTTCTTTTGCTTTACGCCATTTACTAATTTCTTTCCAAGTATCTTCTTCAATTTGCATTTGACCTTTTGAGGTTGCTTTTCCTTTAGGAGTAAATTCAGCTGCTGCTGCTCCTGAACTTTCTTTTTGAATTATAGCATCAATAAGTTTTTTTCTATCTTCTTTTACGTCTGGTAATAAAGCTTCCATTTTAGGAGACCACACTGGAAGAATATTAGGTTGTGTAAAAGCTGTTCCTTGCATTGTTGTTGCAAGTGGAGGAGCTGGTTGAACTGGAGGTTGTATTGTTGGAGGAGGAGTTGGTTGTGCAAAAGTTCTTTCAGGCATTTTTGTTGCAAGCGGAGTTGTCGTTGGTTGGGCTGTTGGAGCTTGAGGAGCTTTTAAAGCTGATACAACAGGACCTATTTTGTTTCTTTGAATAATACTTTGGGCTGCACCACCAGGCATCTCGACTGTTCGTGAGGTTTTACTCGTCAACCAATTCATTAATTTTTGTTTAAAATCTGCCATATTACCAATCTGTACCCCTTCGTTGAAAAATTGTTGGCTTTACATTACCAGGCATTTCATTTGGTAAGTCCCATATAGCTAATGCTAATGACATTACACAGTCATCATGAAATCCTGATGGAGCGCTATATGTTATATTTCCTTTATCTGTTTTTGTATAAGCGTATGTTTCTAATTCATTAATTAAAACAGGAATATCTGGAAATGTTAATTTCTTCTGTTGTATAAAAATAACTAATTTATCAACTAAATGTCTTTTAGATTTATTTGTAAACTTATAGTCTTCAGCTGACAAATTCATATCAATCAAATCTTCAAAGATCGGATCCCCAACACCAGTTGAGTCAATAAACACTAAAGCGTCATTATAGTCTTCAGCTATAGCTTTAATACGTTTTTTTTGTAATCCCCAAGGAATTATTTTAAAACGATCTAATTTAACTAAGTGATGGTTTGCTCTATCAATTACACAAATGACTGTATAATCTTTATAACGACCTAAGTCAACGCCTATTGCGTACAAATGGTTCTTAATAGGTTTTTGTAATTCCCCCCAAATGCATTGTGCAATATCGCGGAAAACAGTAGTCGTTCCATCTTCGAAACTAGCTTCATACTCAGTCATGAAAATGGTATTAGCTAAAGATTCTTTAGCTTCTGCTATATCTTCAGCTAAATTGGGAATTGTTGGGTTATCTATCGTTTTAAACTGAAACGATATATAATTTTTATTTTTCTCATCATCAATTTGCCCACGACACCATAATCTATGAAACCAGTTTTTTCCAACTGGTGTTGAAATAAATATGGCTCTCCCATTACGATCAGTTAAACATGGTCGTAAGAATGATTGCCATATCTTCTCTTGAACCCGAGCGGCCTCATCTATTATTAAAAGATCTAAGCTTTCACCAATCAAGCTATCAGGGTTTTCAGCTGATTTACACATTACAAATGATCCTGTAGCTAAGCATCTAATTGTTAATTGTGAATAATTTACCTTAAATACTCCATCTGGAAAGCGGTTTATCACCCAAAATACTAAATAATCGAATACTTTCTTCGATAACTCATAGTTAGGAGATACGATCCATATCTTCGTTTGAGCTCCAAACATCTCTCTAATCGCCGTATATGCGCATAATATAGTCTTTCCGAATCGTCTACCGGCACAGATTACTGTAAATCTACGTTGTTTTTTAAGAACTTCTTCTTGACCGGGATGTGGAGTAAACCCGATAAACTCCTTCAATTGGTCAACATTTAACTGATATCTCATAATTCTTGTTAAAAATTTTTTTTATATAAGTGAAGCCAAGAACTTCGTCTATTATAATGGATCGCTTTCTTTTTCTTCAAGTTTCACAGAGTGTCCTTGCTTATCACCCCAATAAAAATATTGAAGTTTATTAATCTGCGTCCAAATTTCTTTTTTAACTAAGTCCTTAATCGCTTTATTCTGTTTTTCCTCTGATATCGAGGCGTCAATAATTGTCAGAACTCTACCTGATAACATTCTTAACATATCCTCAATGTAATAATAACTTACTTTTTTTTCCTCATAAATACTACCTTCGCCTAATTGACCAACACTTTTTTCTTTTGACATAATTTTAACTTTGACTCGGACTTGACTTCACTTTTTTAAATATACCACATATTTGGAATAGTGGCAACGGGTCCCAACTGGATTTTTATAAAAATTTGTGGGAGGGGGATAATAGTAATAACGTAGGGGCAGGGGAGGGGTGGGGGGTGTCGTAGTATCTACATCTTGCGTTTCTTATTATTTCGCCTTATAATTTCCGTTGATTTTATTTTATTTTCTTATTATAATATATCTATGTGAGGGGGGTGCTTTTTTTAATAATATATTCTCTAAGATATTTTAACATTTGATTTTATTTTTTTATTGCCTTATAATATATTTTATTATTAGAGAATATCTTTTAATAATAATCAACTTGATTATATTATATTATATGCTCAAACTATTATTAAGATTCTTATAAAAAAGTTATGCGCAACCTTCCTATTGATTTAATTTGGGACTAATTTATAATAAGAATAAGACGATTATATTATGCTAATATAATATAATTATAATAAAGAAAGTAGGATAGGTCTTTCAAAATAAAATAATGACTAATAATAAAAAAGTTTTTAATGCAAATCTTTCTGTCAAAGATTCTAAGTTAACTCCAAAAAGTTTTAACGATATCTTAGACATTGGGATTCGTCAGTTAAAGTTTCGCAACGGAATGACAATGAAAAGATTGTTATTCTGGACGATAGATATTCTTGATGAATTGGAAGAAAATAAGCAGATTGATGAAAAGAAAATGAAAGAATTCTATCAGACGAAAAAGACAGTTGAAGAATTATTAAGTAAATAATTCTATAGAATACTTCTTATTCCTATCCGATAAGAAGTATTTTTTTTCTACGCAACTCTCATTTAATTCGGCTAAATCAATGATTCAAATTATTGGGTCACTTCATTGAAAGTTATGCTCTATACTCTATTGACTTGTATTTTGGACCATATTATAATAAGTATATGAGTCAATATAATATGTATATCTTAATCAAATCGCATATACATAGCATTTTACGCGAATTAAGCGCTAATCAAACGAAGGGTGAGTTCGTTTATAATATAATATGTCTAAAATATCTATTAAGTATCTTGTTTCTATTAAAATAACTAAGATATCAGCAACCATCCCAGAAGATATCCGTGAAGAAGAAGTGTTATTAGATGATTATTTATCTAATACAATCTGTGAAAAGGAAGTTTATAATAAAGTAATGTTCTTAGCAGATACCAAACAAGACGCCGAAGAATTGGCCTGTCAATTAGAAGAGTAATTCAAATCTATAGAATACTCCATATTCTCACTCAATGTGGAGTATTTTTTTTCCACGCAACTTAGATTTCTGCTGACGAACCCAAGGTTTGAAATTACAACGGCAGGGCACGCAACATTCCAAATCTATTCCAAATGCCTCCCCGAAGCAATTTCGCACCAGTTGATACTAATAATGAAGATTCTGCTTCGGCCATTCCAAATCTATTCCAAATACATAGAGATTTTAGACGAATTTGTAGGATTTTAAGGTTCTTGTGTGTGAAATTGACATTTCCTCCCGACTAAATAGATAGATTTCCCGACTAAATAGATAGATTTTTTGAATCAAACAAAGGAAGAGAGACAAATTTAGTAATGAAATGAATAGAAATAGAATAGATAGGTGTATATTTGATATTATATGTATTGATATGGTGGTATTAACTTTAATGACCTGTCTAAAGGAATAGTTTTTCCCCCGCGCTAAATTCTAAGGATTCGCAACTAAGTTACTTATACAATAGTTATCCGCATTGGCCTCTTGATTTATATTTGAGATAAAATATAATAATAGTAATGTTCTTTCAAACGAACTAATTGTATAGGGATAGGTATACTTATATTATGAATTACTTAATTAAAAGACCTATGTTACATTCAAACTTTGAATTGCCTACGCGCGAAGAACTACTTGACTTGAAACCTCGTAACTTTGTTAAACTAATCTTTACTGATAAGAAAGGTAATAATGGAGAACGAATGTGGGTTAAACTAACAAAGATTGACCTAAAAGAAGGTAGTCGCTATCAAGGGATATTAGACAATAATCCACTTGTATTAAGAATCAAGTTAGGAACAAAGATAACTTTTCATCCACTTGATATTATTGATTTCTTAACTAAGTAACTATTCTTTAGTTCATTATTATCCTATCCTAATAGTGAACTAAGATAATAGTTTCTTGCGCAATAGTTATCCTGTGTGGCCCCTTGATTTCATTTCTTAGTATAATATAATAATAATAAGTTCTTATTATATTATGTTATGAGTTCTCAATCTTTAATAATAATGTCTACTTATATAGAGACAACCAATTGAGGACTCATTAGATAATATAATTAACACAGCGAATAGGACAGGTTCGTTAACAATTTATGATTGAAACTGATTTAACTAACAAGTCAAACGCGTATCTTAGTAAATATCGTATAGCAGATTGGAGAGATATTCCTGGGTTACTTGAAGAAATTGATTCCGAATTAAAACAATTTAATTTAGAATTAGATTTAGGTAACTGCGCTGACGATAACTATTGGATTCGTATTGTTAAAAGGAAAGGAGGTGGTAAAAATGTTTGATAGTTACGTTTTCGTTTTAGAGTTTATGGAGTTAGATGAGGATTTAATTGAGGAGAAAATAGATAGAGCGATACAGTATGACTATGATAATGGAAATCTTTCGCCAGAAGATGAAGAAGGAGGAAAGACGCTTCAGGAATGGCAAGATGACGAAGATGAAAGGAAGAGATGTTATAACTACATTGCTTCTTACTTCCCAATTTATTTTTAATTTTTCATAGAGTTTATTATTATATCTGTCCAATAATAATAAACTTCATTGAGGAACTAAGTATTAACATAGCGAAAGGTTGGTTCGTTAACAATATAATGATTAAAAAGATGAATAAAGTAACAATGCAAATGATAATAAAGCAATCACAACTGGGCGAAAAGTTTATTAGCAAACTTGGTGAATTAGTCAAAGAAACTATAGAGGACGGAGTTCAAATGAAATTATCAGAACAGCAAACAAAAGATGTAATCAAAACTACATTTGTTATTTTAAGTAGAAAATCAACGGAAGGAGGTGAGTTTAATGACTAAACAACAATGCGAGCAACTCCAGGATAGTATAATAACTTACTGTGATGGACTTCCTGAGGAACTTATAGATAACTTATGTGATGCAGTTGTCTCATACTATAACGCTCACAAAACAGAAGGAGGTGAAACGAAATGAAAATAGATAGAATGAATTATAATGTAGCCATTGATAGAGGATTTATTATATGGGAAGGCAATGATGAAGGTATATGGTATGCAAGAAGTCAAGACAGGAATGACGAAGATTACGGAAAAGTATATCAAATCATAGGATACATTGATTAACATATCTAAGGGTTTACTACAGATTACCAACCGATTTGTAGTAAATCTTATTGATACGTGAATCTATAATTAGTTATGCAGAGTGTGCCCTTGATTTTGGATTTTGAATATAATATAATGGAATAGAAGGGAGGTGAATAATAATGAAAAAAGAATTAAAAAATCAAATTGACGAAGAATTAGATGACATTGTTCGTGAAATTAGGATAGTTGTTACTGACTATGTTGCTAACAACTTAGACGCTTTTGACGTTGTTAAAGATTTTGACGAACAAAGCGAAGCAATGGACTATATTGTTCAAGAACTTAGGAAATGTTTGTAAAGAAAGGAGGTGATAATAGATGACTGAAGTTAAAATAACTGAGGATAAGTTTGAACAATATCAATCAGTTCGCAATAGCGGAATGACAAATATGTTTGATGTCAAACAAGTTATTAACTTATCTGATGACTTAACTCGTGAAGAAGTTCTTAATATAATGAGTAACTATGCAACTTACGAAAAACAATATCAGAAAGGAGGTGAATCAAATGAAGATAATAGTTAACAAACCATTCGGTAGACAATCTGTCTTAATGAGTAAGAATTTAGTTAAAGTAACTGCTTTTTTACTTGAGCATAAGATTAAAAAATGGATATTTGATACGACAATAGATATTTTCAAAACCGGCAGCCCGCAAGTAATCATTCGCCATACTTATAAAAAGGAAGGCGACCATATATCTTATCCTATCAGGTAGTTTACTTCTTAACTCTGCTCATTTATGTGAGTAGAGATTAGGAAATAATTAAAGGAGAAGGTCGGCTCTTTCAAAACCTATGACAAGATTAGGAACTTATACAACTTTTGATTGCCCAACTAAACAAATAGATGAAACTTTAGATTGGCTACAAGAAGAGTTTGCGAAGATAGGAGGATATGTTCGTAAAGTATCTAATCCTCACGATTTCGGTTCGTATCCGTCTTTTGAAGTTGATTATCCATTAGATATTGAAGGAATTGATATGGATGACGATGAGACGCCTGATGAAGATTATACTAAGAAAGATGAATGGCATCAGAAAGCGGATAAGATATACGATGGATACTTCAAACTTTTTGAAAAATATCTTTAACTTATTATACCTTGCTTATTAGCTACCGACCAGTTAGTAAGTAAGAATAAGAAGTGAAGGACTTCTGGTCGTTCTTTCAAAAATATGACTAACACAATAAGTAAAATGAAGAAACAAGAACTCATAGAAGCTATCCTTGAAGAATCTCAAATTCACCATAATATAAGGATTAGTTTCAGCCGAATAAACGAAACTGATGAAATTGACAATGAACTACTTGACCAAATAATTTGGTCAACCTCTGAAATGTTAGCCGATGATTTCAAAATGAATTGGGAATCTGAACATTCTGAATTAGGGAAAGTATATTCTTGCGGTCGTAGCGGGGCAACTCTTTATTGGGATGAATACTGGGATGAATCTAAATTTAAGTATCCTGATTATTATTTAGAGGAAGATGATTGGGATAAGGAATCATTACAGGAAATGTTAAAGAATATCCGTGAGTTCAATGAAGCAGTTAAAAATCTTATGGAAGATTTTTACTTGAATGTTAACGATAGAATAGATGAAGAAATTATAAACAAGAAGAATAATGATAAAGAAGATGAACTCTATAGCAAAACTCTAAAGATAATCAGAAAACACGATTTTACTAAACGTCTATTCCACGATTTAATCTATAAAAAATTATAGTTAAGTTGCTGATTTTGCCTATTATTGACCAGAATAGTAGGCAAAAATGAGAAACTTAATCAAGAGTTGTCGTTGGCTCTTTAACAATTATGTCAACAAGGTGTCAAGTTGCGTTTTATGAAAATGCAAACGAAAAAGATTTGCGTAAATTTCATACTTTAATCTACCGTCATTCAGATGGATATCCTGAAGAACCTGGAGTGTTAAACGACTTAAAAGAATTTTTCAAGAAATGGATACCTACAGGACGAATAGCAGATGTAGAATACACTT